AGGGTAAACGCGCGACCCCGGAATGTTTTTAGTGGTAGAAAATTTTAGGGTGCTTCGCTTCGCATGACCATGCCCAATTACCCGACAGCGACGATGGCGAAATTGTTGATGTTATCGCCCCGGCGCTTACAGCAACTAGTAGCTGATGGCGTTATCCCTAAAGTTCAGCGTGGTCGGTATGAACTGGCCCCGGTCGTCCAGGCTTATATCCAATATCTCCGCGAGAGAGCAATCAACATCCCAGAGAGCGGCGATGAGGATGCCCATGCCCAGCGCACGCGGCTGCTCAAGCAGCAAGCCGACAAGCTGGAGATGGAAAACGAGTCATCTCGCGGGCGGCTTGTAACCTTGGGGGAAATGCAGGGCGTCTGGGAGAAGATGATAAGCGCGGCCAAGTCCCGGCTGCTTTACGCGCCAGTGAAGCTGGCACCAGTCGTGGCTGTCGAGGACAGTGCGGCAATTTGCAAAGACCTTATCGCGGAACAGATAAACGAGGCGCTGGATGAGCTTAGTCGGGAACTGGGAGAATGGTCGGCAGATAGCGGCCCTCCTGATGTCGGCGGCGAAGGCGTGGAAGCCACCGCCGAGACTGACGATCAGCCAGTGGTCGGACCAGACGAGGAGACTGTCCCCAGAAGCTAGTGCCGAGCCTGGGCGGTGGTTCACCTCGCGGGCTGAATACCTACGCGGCATCATGGACGCAGTGTCCGACCCAGCGGTGCGCCATGTTTGCGTGATGTCGGCGGCCCAGATCGGCAAGACTGAAGCCATTCTGAACATCATCGGCTTTCATGTTGACCAAGACCCGGCACCGATTCTCGTTATTCAGCCGACGCAGCACATGGGCCAGGCCTTTTCCAAGGACCGGCTGGCTCCGATGCTGCGGGACACAGCTCGGCTCAGAGGTAAGGTGAAGGAGCCTCGCGCCCGCGACAGCGGCAATACCACGTTGCACAAGGTCTTTCCTGGCGGTCATATCACAATCGCCGGTGCTAATTCCGCCGCCGGGCTGGCGTCTCGTCCGATTAGAATTGTTCTGTGCGATGAGATTGACAGATACCCGCCCAGCGCCGGGTCTGAGGGTGATCCTGTCCAGTTGGCGGCCAAGCGGGCATCCACGTTCTGGAACGCCAAGCTGGTGACGACCTCGACTCCCACCGTAAAAGGGGGGAGCCGCATAGAGGCGGATTACGAGAACTCCGACAAGCGGGAGTATTTTGTTCCATGCCCACACTGCAAGGAAATGCAGGTGATGAGATGGGAATTGGTGCAGTGGGAGAAGGACAAGCCGGAAACGGCGGCTTATTTTTGCGACAAGTGCGGGGCGGCCTGGACTGAGGCAGACCGCATGAAGGCCGTCCGCCAGGGTGAGTGGCGGGCCGGTGCTGAGTTTAATGGCGTGGCGGGATTCAGGCTTTCCGGCCTTTACTCGCCGTGGGTCTCCCTGCCAACGGCAGCGCGGGAGTTTCTTGAGGCCAAGAAGCAGCCGCAGACACTCCGCGTCTGGGTCAATACCTTCCTCGGTGATACCTGGGAGGACTCGGGCGAGGGGGTGGATAGCGATGTTATCCAGGCCCACCGCGAGCCTTATGACGCCAGCGTTGAATTGCCGGAGGGTGTGTTGCTTATCACCGCCGGGATGGATGTTCAGGACGATCGGCTTGAGGCCGAGATCGTCGGCTGGGGCTTGTCCGGGGAGGAAAGCTGGTCGCTGTCATACGATATTGTTTTTGGCGATCCCGGCCAGCCGGAAGTCTGGCAGCGCATGGATGATCTGTTGCAGCGCAGCTTTAACCACCCGCGCATGGGCATCCTCAAGGTCGCCGCGACATGCGTGGACAGCGGCGGGCATTTTACGCAAGAGGTTTATAAGTTCTGCAAGCCTCGTCTGCCGCGCCGGGTCTGGGCGGTCAAGGGCATGGGGGGTGAGGGCCGTGCCATCATGGGCCGTCCCAGCCGCAACAACGTGGGGAAGGTTTATCTGTTCCCCATCGGCGTTGATACTGCGAAAGAGATTATATACTCGCGCCTCGAAATTCACGAGGCGGGGCCGGGGTATTGCCACTTTCCATCGACATATGATGATGAGTATTTCCTGCAACTAGCGGCTGAAAAGGTCGTTACTAAATACTCAAAGGGCTTTCCGCGCCGGGTTTGGGTCAAGACCAGGCGACGGAACGAGGCGCTTGACTGCCGCGTTTACGCTTATGCGGCGTTTGTCGGCCTGAATGCGCGGCTCGACAAGATAGCTGACCGCAGGGGCAAGCGGGCAGTGACCGAGACTAAAACTGAAACCGAGAAGCCAGACACCTCCGAGCCTCGCAAGGGGCGGCGCGTGGCGACGCGCAGGAAGGCGGGGGGCTTTGTAAATGGGTGGCGTGTATGACGATACCAATTCTAACAAATGAGCCGCAACGGCTTGTGGCGGGGGATACCTGGAAGTGGGAGCGAAGCTGGAGCGACTATCCGGCGGGGACATGGACGGTAACGTATTATTTTCATCTGCTTTCATCTTCGAGTGTCAAGTTCTCCATTGCCGCAAGCCAGAAGGGCAGCACTGACGTTCACAGTGTTTCCGTGGCGAAGGGGACCACGGCTGCTTACACAGCAGGGAACTATGACTGGCACGCCTATGCCGACAGCGGGACAGAACGCAAGCGCGTGGATACCGGGACGCTGGAGGTCTTAAAGGACTTCACCTCGTCCAGCGCCATCGACAACCGGTCATTTTGGCGTAAGCAACTGGACGCCATCGAGGCTGTTCTCGATAACCGGGCGAGTCAGGCAGAGGCGTCTTATTCAATCAACGGACGGGCGCTCTCGCGGACACCGTTTGCAGAACTTCGTGAGCATCACGCCTATGCCAAGGCCAAGGTGAACCAGGAGGAACGGGCCGACAACGCAGCGAACGGCATGGGCCATCGAGGCCGCATCCTGGCGGGGTTCTGATATGGGGATTATGGATTTTTTCAAAAAAGCGCGGCGGCAACAGAGGCTCGGTCGCAGTTACGCGGCGTCTATCGTTGACCGCCTGACGAAAGACTGGACGACCACCAACCGTACCGCCGGGGCTGAATTAAAGCTGGCCCTCAAGCCGCTGCGGGCGCGGTCACGGGAACTGTCACGAAACAATGATTACGCCCGCCGCTTTCTCAAAATGGTCGGGTCTAATGTAGTCGGCCCCACCGGGATCAAGCTCCAGGTCCGGGCGCGGGAGCCTGACGGGCGGCTTGATAAGTTCGCCAACCGCCACATCGAGGAAAACTTTATCAAGTGGGGCAAGCCCGGCGTCTGCACGATGGACGGCAAGATGTCGTGGACCGAAGCGCAGCGGATGATGGTGGAAAGCGTAGCGCGGGATGGTGAGATCATCATTCGCATGGTTAAGGGTGCCGCCGCCGCCAACGAGTTCGGTTTTGCGCTGCAGTTTTTGGAAGCCGACCACTTGGATGAGTCTCTCAACCAGAGCCTTCCCAATGGCCGCCGCATTGAGATGTCTGTTGAGTTCGACGCCTGGCGCCGCCCGGTGGCGTATCACTTTCTCGACAAGCATCCAGGCGAGGACTTCTATTCGCTGGGCGGGCGCACTTATACCCGCGTCCCGGCTGAACAGATATTACATCCGTTTATCATCGAGCGGCCAGACCAGCCCAGGGGCGTTCCCTGGATGTCCTCGGCCATGCTCCGCTTGCAGATGCTTGGTGGTTACGAGGAAGCGGAAGTGGTGGCTGCGCGAATCGGTGCCAGCAAGATGGGCTTTTTCACCTCGCCCGATTCCGACAGTTACGAGGGCGGCGGCGAGGATGCCGACAGCAACCTGACTATGGAGCTTGAGCCTGGTGTGTTCGAGCAGCTCCCCTCTGGTGTTTCTGTCCAGACCTTTGACCCAGACCATCCCGCAGGGCAGTTCGGTGATTTTATGAAAACCTGTTTGCGGGGAATCGCGAGTGGGCTGAATGTTTGTTACACCGGGCTGGCTAACGACCTGGAAGGGGTAAATTTTTCCTCTATCCGGCAGGGCACTATTGAGGAGCGCGACCACTGGCGCGTTCTCCAGCGGTGGTCGATAGAGCATTTTCACGCGCCGGTCTTTGAGTCGTGGCTAGTCTCGTTCTTATCGAGCGGCATGACAACGCTGCCCATGCGGCGCTTTGACAAGTTCAACGTGCCGGTGTGGTCGCCGCGTGGATGGCAGTGGGTGGACCCATTGAAGGAAGTGAACGCCAATATAGCCGCCGTGGGGGCTGGCTTCAAAAGCAAGAGTGAGGTTGCTGCGGAACAGGGCCGCGACCTTGAGGAGATATTTGACGCCCTGGCTGCCGAGCAGGAGTTGGCGGAAGCGAAGGGCATTGATCTTAAAGACGAAGGAAAAGGTGAAGCAAATGGTGGAGAAAATGGAAAAAACAATAAAGACCCCGAAGCTGACGAGGACGGCGACAATTGATGAGGTCCGCGCCGACGAGGAAACCGGGACGCGCAGTGTCAAGATGTCTTTCTCCAGCGAGGAGCCTTATGAGAGGTTTTTCGGAGTTGAAGTTTTAGATCACGCCGAGAAAAGCGTTGATTTGAGCTTCGTGAACTCTGGGAACGCGCCACTGCTGTTGGATCACGATCCGACCAAACAGGTAGGCGTAATTGAGAAAGCCGAGGTCGGCGGGGACCGGAGAGGTCACGCGATGGCGCGTTTTGGGAAAAGCGCACTGGCCGACGAGGTGTTTCTCGATGTTGAGGACGGCATCCGGCGGAACATTTCCGTCGGCTACCGGATTAACGAAATGGAGGCCGAGAAGGGCGAG